CCTCTTGGACATAATTTAGTCATCTATTTTTTTCCTCCGTTCCTAAATATTTGTGTTCCCTTTATACCATATATCGAAGCCACGACCAATATCCACAAATTTGTGAACCATGACGGGAGCTGTGAGAACATATCGAAAAATAATTTTACTTTGTCCATCGCTGTCGGATCGTCCGATACGACTGCCCAAGCGAGCACCAAGACGGGCAAACTTAAAATTATCAAAACTGCCTCGTCCTTCCAATCTGATTGTCTAGCTTCTAACAACTTGCCTTGGTATTGTTCATCACCTCGGGCCATACGTTCAGCATGCATTAATTGTGCATCAGACATTGCCATCTTCGTCTTTTGCTTGTTAGCGTAGATCTTACTTCCTGCACTAACCGCTAATTTGATTGCACTTAACCACATCGTACTTGTCCTTCCTTCTTTGACACATATAGTCTATCATTTTTCCAATAGTTACGAAAGCCCTCTTGCCTGATTGCTTCCATTTCCATGTTTGTTTCCATTTTTCGTTTCTAATTTTTACTGGTAAAACTGAACCACCAAATAAATCAACAAATCTTTGTATTATATCTTGATCACACATTTCAACAGAACATTGAAATGATTTTCTACCAGAGCCTTTGCCCCAGATTCCAAAACTTCCTTCACCATCAAACAAACCTGCCAAAAAAATAATCTTATGTTTTTCTGGTAGATTTTCGTACAAGTTTTTTTGCATTTTTAGACCTAACCATGTTTATACCTTGTGGATTTGGTCCTCTTTTAGGCGGTGGCCCAAATTTGACTCCTCCACTAAGTCCTTTACGCTTGTTTCGTCCTTCTGATTGCATTTTTTCCTGCTTTAAATATTGCAGCTACTTCTGATTTACCCATAACTTTAGCTCGCTGCTCACCAACAGTTAGGATTTGTATTTTTCTTGCAAATGGTTTAGATATTTTTTTAACTTTCGCAACAGTCTTACGAGCATCAGTAGGAGTTGCAAACTTAATTCCAACAGTATCTTTAGGATTCTCATCTGTGTATAATCTCCTACCTGAACCTCTAGGTTTTTTACCAGTACCTATTTTTGGATCTTTATTTTTTCTCAAGTTTTTCTCTCGCTACTTCTAATCTTTCATCAGATTGCATATCTTGTTGAGCAAGTTTATCATAATCATATTCTAGTCTTGCATTAGCTCTAATGTTTTCTTGATCTTGTTTGAATTTAGTTTCATCTGCTTTTCTCTGCATGTCCATTGCTCTTAAATCAACCTCTTGTTGTTTTATTCTAACTAATGGATCTGTTTTTGCAGCATTAGTTTGCATTTCTGTTTGAACTAACTCTTGAGTTATTTCTGCAGCGACTTTTGCTACTTCAGCATCATATAGAATTTGGAATTGTTCAGGATTTTGTTGTGACATTGCCTCCATTTCGGGATCGTCTAACATAGCTGCAGTAACTTGTGCCTTAGCTTTGAATGAAATGTGATCTGATATGTGTGATTGCATTAATGCGTATACTTGTGGATTAATCTGTACCATTCGTGATGCCATAAATGCCATATGTGCCTGTATGTGGGCATCATGATCTTGAAATTCAAATGCTGTTAGTAGTTGCATCTGCAGTGCACGTGCATTTTCTTTTGCCGGATCCATAGGTTCAGGTTGTTTTGGTGCAGGTTTTAGTATTGATTCAATTTGTTTTGTGCCTAATGCTTCATAAACACGTCTATATGCCTCGTGAAGGTTATGCATTTGAGGATTTGATTGAGCAATTTGCAATTGTGTTTGTGCAAGAGTCACTCTTTGCGCCATAGACATGATATTTGGGTCAGCAACAGGCAAAATATCGACTCTTTCATCAAAATCTGACTGTTTTATTTGTCTTGGGCCACCGTAAACATCATAAGGATACTCAGGAGGTAAAGCTTCTCCACAAATTTTTGCTAAAATCTTAAATTCTAATCTCATTGCGTAGTAACAACGCTTGTGAACACCACTCATTACACGTGAACCACGTTCCATTAGTGCAATTGTAGTGCCAACAGCTCTATTTTGTACATCATTACCAATATTTGAGTCAGTTATAGCAGCAAATTTTTGTCCTGCTTGTACTACAAAGCCCATTAGATTGTATAATGTAGGTGAAGGTTCTGTAAATGGTAAATTAAAAAACTGATCTCTTATGTTTCCGCCTGGTGCATCGACATCTCTGAACTCTCCAGGTTGAATTGGTTGGTCATCATCTCTTACTCTAATACCTCTTGACTTAAATCCTGCTGGTAAATTTTTTAAAGTACCTGCATCAATCAATTGTCTAAGTGATTGTGTTGCAGCTCTGCTTAATCCACCAATCATGTGTGTTAAACCAAAACCATAGAAACCTAATCCTGGTAAAAATTTGTAGTGAACAAAGTATTCTATTCTTGCGTATGAAATATCATTTGGTTTGTAGTTTCTATAAATAGATAATATCTCTCCAGAGCCTTCATCAATAGTTACGATGTAAGGTATTTTTACTTTCTTAGCCTTATCATCAAAATCTTCATAGTCATCTAAATTTAAATCAACATGCATCTCCAATATTGTATGTAAGTTATCTGTTTCAGTTTTCTTTACACCTTGTAACTCATTAACTTTTTGTTGAACTGGATCTGCTTGTTGTGTTGGACTTAATAATTCTACATCTCTATAAAATCCTGCTGCAATTTTTTTGTTTACTTCGTTCTCTGTCATTTTAATGACATGAGTTATTCTCTCACAATCTTTTAAATCTGATGCATAGTAAGGAACTACTAAATCTTCTGCAGGTATAAATTTAGAACAAGGTCTTCCTAATATTTCGTCATAATATATTTTTTTAAAAGTGCTACCGGACAATGGTAAATAGAATAACATTTGATCCATGTCTGTTGTGTATTCTTCCATTTCCTCCATCAGAAGGTAATTCATGTATTCTCTAACACGATCTGCCTGTGCCTCTACTGGCGGAGTTTTTAACCCAACGACTTGTGTTCGTACAGGTCCATCAGCAGGTAATAATTCTTTATAAGCTTGTGCTTGAAATTGTGTAACAGACTCAGCTAAAAGAGGATGCGTTACTCCACTTGCTCCTCTAAATGGTCTTGTTACTTCTTGATATTTAGTGCCTAATAAATCTAATCCTTTAATATAAGCTTCTTCCCATTCTTTTCTAGAAAGTTTATCTTTTTTATATTCACTAATTAAATCACTTCCCATAGAAGAGAGAGTCCTCTCATCCATATCCTCTGCTAAATTAGCATTAAAATTATCTTGTGGTCTCTCTTCAACTACTTCTTCTTCACCTTCAACTGTTACATCAATAGGCAGACCATCAGGTTGTTCCTGAATAATTTCTTCTTCAACAATTTCGTTATTTTTCTCTACAGCCATTCTTAATTGTACCTTATTGGTTTAAACATATCTACTACAAGTCCACCTCTAGCCTTATAGGTTTTTTGTGTACTTCTCATAAGTGGAGTTACTTTAATCGCAAATGCATCAAAATACAACCTTGGATCTCCTTCTGGAATTAACTTAGATCCAGAAAAAGGATTTAATGCAGCTTCTGAATGATATTCACTAGTAACTTTTTTACCAGGAGTACCTGACTGACTTGGATATTTAAATTCATCTTTTGCAACTTTTTTGTATGGCATCTTAGGATCAGATAATGAAATCTTTGTAGGTCCAGCTTGTGTATTATAAAACCTAGCTGAACGTTTCATCAGCTCTGGCATTACAGCTTTACCTTTACCACCAATACCTTTACCTGTTGCATAACCATAGAATCTTTCATTACCAGCTTTGTAACCTTGTCTAAAACTTAATTTACTAAATGGAGCCACAGCTACATAGTCAGCACCTTCACGTGCAGCTTTTTGCATTAAATATTTTAAAGCATGATCACCGTAAGCATCTGCCTCAACAAATGGAAAGTAATCGAATTTTTTTTCTGCATATTCATCAATCTTTTGAAACACATTATCCATTTTTTTTTGAATCTCTCTTGCATCTTTTATAAGGGCATTTGCCTTATTAGGTTGTCTATTCGCTAAAGCTTCATTTACATCTTTCATAATTTTATTTCTATTCTGTGCAAGTAAATTTAATTCTAAGTCAGCTTGAAAAGGATTTGTTCTAGCCTCGCCTGATAATTGTTTCAGCTTTGATAATTGTTTGGCTACATTTTGGTTTACGTCAGATTGTATTTCATTAATCATAAAAACTTTTTTTCCTTCAGGCGTAAATCTTGTATCAAATCTAACGTGATAAACTTGGTTTTTAATTCCTGTTTCTGAAAAATGACCAGGATCTGTAAAGGGGCTTCTATTTGATTTTATAGGTTCATCTAAATAAAAAACAGTTTCTCTATAATCTTTACCACCTTGTAACGTATAACTTCTTTCTGTCCCATATCTTGTTTTGTTATTTTTTAGTGGTGCTACTGAAGCATTTAATTTTGCCTCAGCTTTATTAAGTAAAATTTTTTCTTGTTCTCTAACATCAGGTCTAGCTTTTGCAGCTCTCAAAGAAGCTCTTAAATTATTAAAAACACTACTTCCAAGTTCACCATTTTTCATTGAACCCATATGATATAAAGCATCATCTAGATGCGTAGTTAAATCACTGTCTGCTCTAAATTTTAATTTAACAGCTTTGATTGTATTTGTCATTTCATCAAACGCTTTATTAAATGTTTCTTGTGCACCTCTCTGTGCACCAAGCTCCATGGGTTTTAATCTATTAACAGGATTCAGTTTGATCATGGCACCTATTTCGTTTGCATCTAACTTTAATCCAAACTTTTTAGCTGCGTATAACAATCCACCTGTAAGATCTCCTGCTTCATTAAAGATAGCAAGGTTAGTATCAAATAATTCTTCCTTTGATACATTTACTTCTTTTCCTACAAAGGGTCCTGAATCATACTTAAACTTCTTTTCTGCTCTTTCTGTTCTAGTTGCAGGTTTTCCAAAAACTTTAAAATTAACTTTTCTTGTTGATGTTAAATGATTAAGCCACTCATCAGCTGTATATTTTCCTCTACCTAATCTCATCGCCCAGTCATAAGTAGATGATCCAAATGCAGGAGCCATATCGTCTCCCATTTGTAATGGTTTAGTTTTTTTAAGAACTACAGGAGGATTAAAAATCTCTCGCTTAGCTAACTCCTGACCTTGTGCCTGTGATGGTTTTGGTTCGTAAGTTATTTGTTTTTGTTGTTGTCCGGTAGCCGGTGTAGCTGATTCCTTCTTACCTTTTAGAAGTCGCTTCCCAAACTGAAATAAATTTCGAAGGGACATTATCCCTCCTACGTTATCTTAGTAGCTTTTTTTCTACCTAGTTTGCAACCACGGGCCATGATCATTGTACCTTTTTTGTAACCCATAGGTCGTTGCATCATGCCACCAGTGTTTGTTTCCATCACTGGAATTTTTTTAACTGGTCTTCTATTTTGTTTTCCTCTTTGCGTTGCACCCCCTGAACCAGAAGAACTTTTTTGTTCCTTGGTTTTTGAAGATTTAATTTTATCAATTATTTTTTTCCCTGTAGAAATAGCTCCGACAACTGGATTTGCTACCGTAACAGCTTTTTTAACTGCACTTTTTATTTTTTCTTTTCTATTTTTTCTATCCATTAATTTTTTAAGTATTTCTCTTCTTTCTGGAGAGACAGGCCTAATACCACCTTTAGGCGTTGTAGGTATTGGTTTAAATCCACCCGCAGCACCAATATCTCTTAACCTTCCAAGAATTGATGCATCAACACCACCCCCTCTTGTTGTAAGAGATCTGCCACCTCTATTATATTTTTTCATAAAACCACCTTTCATTTTACCTTTCGCTTCTCTTTGTGCTTTTGATTCTTTTAATTTTTTATTTAAATAAGCTTTAGCTGCAAGCCCAACTCCAGCAACTCCTGCTGCAATCTTTCCATACTTAGTTGCCTTAGCTGCTCTAAGTGCTCTATCAGCAACTGCTTTTTTTATTCCTTTGTCGGCAGGATTAACAGTAGCTGTTGGGTCTTTTCTAATTACTCTTCCCACTCTAGCTTTTATTACTCCACCACCCATTTTTTTTAATGAACCAAGCCCTGCACCTAAATTTTTCATTCCTGCTTTAATTATTTTTTTCTTCATAACAATTGGGTTAATTGATTTGTTAGGTCTCATGTTTTTAAGGTTTTCTGCTGTGCCTCGATTTCCAGCCGCGTACTTTCCTTCAAGAGTATTTTTAAGAAATTGTCTTACTGTTGTTTTATTTTTTCTAAATTTTTTTGCTGCTTCTACGTTGATGCCACCACCTCTTTTTTTACCTTCCATTTTTTCTTTATACATTTCAGCGACAGTCTTTCCAGGGAGTATAGCTTTTCCTCCAGGAAGTTTAGAAGCTTTTTTCTTTCTGTCTTTTAAAAATTTTGCACCCATAAGTCCCATAGCAGCTAAACCTAATACAGCTTTAACAGGTTTTACTTTACCTGGTTTTACAGATTCGTCTTGTAAACCCATGAACCTACCTTTTGCTTTTTCTTGTTTTAAGATTTTAAAATCTTGTGCATCAATTCTGTTGTTGTTATTTTTATCTAACTTTTTTTGGTTGCCCTTTAGTGCCATAGGTTCTCCTAATAATATTTATAATCCTTTTCAATTTTAAAATTTGGCTCGTCCCAATCATCTGAGTATGTTTGTACAAAACCACCTTGTCGGTATCTTAACACAGCTTGGGTCATACTGTCTACATAGTCATCATATTGACCATTAGGAAATGCAGCACATTCCTCAATAACTTCCTGTGCCCAGTGTTCGTCAAGAGGTGCAAAAACCATGCCTGACTCAAATACAGGAGCACAACTATTTATACGTGTATGCTTATCTCTGCCTCTTGCAGG